ATTGTAAAGTTATTCAATCCATATGGTGTAGGTACTTGGTATCTATCAGAACTAGATGACAATGACATAGCATTCGGTCATTGCAATCTAGGTTATAAAACTGAGCTTGGATATGTATGTTTGAATGAATTAAAGAACATGAAACTAGCACCGTTTGGTGGTAAAATTGAACGAGATTTACATTGGAATGGAGAAGTGCAATGAGTCATACAGCTGGATACACATCAGATGGTATCGGTTTTCAAAAACAAGATACCAGCTACAAAGCAGCAACCCAAAATAAAAACAACAAACTAACTCTAAGACAAGAGGTCTTACAATATTTTAAAAATAACCCAACACTATGTGTTTCTTCTGGAACTGTAGCTCTAGCTTTATATAAAGACGCTTGTCAAATTCAACCAAGATTAACAGAGTTAGCAAATCAAGGATTGATTAAAGACAGTGGAGTCAGAGGTCAAACCAAGTATGGTAGATCATGTATACTATGGAGATATAGTGGCAAGACGGAAGAAAAAGAAACCAAGCAAGATAATATATAAAACTTGCCAAGCTTGTGAATGCAAATCAGAATACTTTGTAACTATCTCTTTGAATGGAGATATTACAAAGTATTATATCATATGTTTACAATGTTATGATGGTGATAAATGGCGAACAGAAATAAAAACAAAGGAACCTATCATGAGCGGTGGTTCGTAGACTGGTTGAACAGTCTTGGAATAAAAACAAAACGTCAACCAATGTCTGGTTCACTAGGTGGTGAATATACTGGTGATCTTGTACTAGAAATACAAGGTATCAAACTCATTGGTGAAGTTAAATACAGAGATGTTTCTAGTTTTCCAAGTCCATTTAAAGTCTTGGTAAACAGAGATATAGCCTTCTACAAAAGACGTAGAGGTGTACCACAAACACTAGTCATTATGTCTGGTGAAATTTTTCAACAACTCATGGAGGAAAGAGAGCATGGGAAAACTAAAAGCAGCAAACTACCCTAGTAATTATGACTTGTTTTGGAATGAAGTTGTAGCTAAAATCAAAGATGCAACTCATGTAGAAGATCTAGAAATTATAATTGCATGGGCTGAACGAGAATCAAAAACCGCTGGTGAAATGATCTCTCACTCTTGTCATATACAATCACAATGCCAAGAGTTATGGAACGATTACTTCACCCAATAACAAGGAGAATATATGTCTTTTATACTCATGGCAGAAGTAATGAAGATAGATGATATTGAAGATCCTCTATCGAAATGGTTACTTATGGTGCTAGCTGACTATGCAGATGACACTACAAAAACTTGTTTCCCAAGTTTGTCGACGCTAACCAAACGAAGTCGTATAAAAAATACTACACTCAAGAGTAGACTTAACTGGTTAGAAGAACACGAATACATTAGTCGAACATCTGGCAATTCACACGCATCAAATATCTATACAATACTTCCCAACCTTGGTCGCTACGCGACCTACGTTGGTCGCCAGCCGACCACTAACCTATCAAGTAACCATATAAATAGAAATATATCTAGGGAAAAGAAAGGTTTACTAAACTTAGAATGGAAACCAGATCAAGATATTCTAGATAAGATAAACAGTAAGTTTGGAGAAATAAATCATGAAGAAGAAACCGATAAGTTTGTCAACTATCATGTCGCAAAAGGTTCAGTCTTTGCAAAACCAGAGAGAGCTTATTTCAACTGGTGTCGTAACGTCGCTGAGTGGGGAAAGAAAGTCGTTAGCTTTGAAAGTTTTAAAGGGAATAAAAAATCCCATACAAATAGACATTCATCTGACTACTTCTCTTCAGTCGTTGACGGACTCAAAAGTGACGATTAAATTAGGATCTGAACACAAATCACCTACACTTGACATTGAAATAGCTGATGAGAGCCATTTTAAAGCCTGTAGAGAGGCTATATTAGATACTTTAGTACCATTGCCCTCGGAAGAAATTAAGAAGGCTCTAGCCTCAATTTCTACGTTGATGAAAAAACCGTATGGTGAAACTGCTGCTGACCAAAGTGTGAGAATCAAAGCACTAACAAGCCAGCTTTTAGATGTACCAGCTGACATAACTTTGTATGCAATGAGAGAGATTGTAGATACAAAAGTTGAGTTTCCAGTTTGGTCTGACTTTGCAAAGATAGTAAACCACAGAAAAAGAAACAGAGAGTCTATGGTACATCAACTAGATAAATTGTATCATAAAAAACTATTAGGAGTAAAATAATGGGTGTTACATTTGAAGGGAAAATTAGGATTGTTAGATCACTACCTAATCCTCCAGAATTTCAAGATCAAACTACAGAAGCTAAAGTAGGATTAATTCTTACTAGAAATGAAAGTGTTTATATACATCCATCAGATGTTCAAACACATAATTTACAACTGAATGATGTTATTATTGCTAAGTATGGTAAGTCTGGCAGAAGTATACCGTATGGTGTATTAGAAATTTTAGAAACTGTATGGTCATCTGAAAATGAACAAAAGAAACCATGCAAAAAAGTAGTTAAAAAAGAACCTTCATATGAGCAACTGATTATGAACAAACTTATGATAGTACGTTGTATGGAGTTTAAAGATCTATGGGTAAGAGTTACTAGTATAGTGGGTACTAGATTTAGTGATCTTAATGAAGATCAAATGAAAAAATATAATGCCGTTCAAGATGCACTCAAAGAAATGTACAGAAAAGGTAAAGTGTTTAAGATCTCTTGCTTTAGAAATAAAGAAGGAGATCAAGATAAAGCATCACATACATTCTATGGAAGAACAGATGATCCGTCTGTATTTCAAGACATTTTAAGTATGATTGATCCAGAATATAAGAAGAGAAACAAATACATGATTGGAGATAATGATGAATAGGAGTAAAATAATATGCCATCACCAATAATACCACTTGATTATGTAGCTGAAGTACTCAATGAATCTGGTGAAAGATTCTATATATCAGAATATATATGGAACACCAACGGTGGCAAATGTAAGTATCGCAAAGGTGAAGAAACCTATGAAGAAGATGCAAAGAAATTTGTTCATGAAAAATTTTGTAAATATGATTGGTGGCATAACAAACATTCAGATTTATGGACATTTGTTGAAGATACAAATGTAGAAACATTTGAAATAGAATGGAACAAAATAAAGATTGATGTGAAGATCGAACACTTTGGTTATTGTCTACAGAGAAATGGTGGGTCACATCATCATTGTTATGAGTATCAAGCTAGAGGTAATAAAGTAGAATTTGTAAAACAAAAGAATGGTCTTTTCTATGCACAAGATACTATTCCATTACCAACAACAAGCACTGGTTATCGCTCTGGTCATATACTTAGAAGAGATGCTAGTCATTATATCAAAGCCAAAGAACTAAAAGAATATATACTTAGTGAACTTGGAGAACCACCAGCACAAGGAGATTTATTTGCATGAATAAGATTGTTTTATATAGCTTGCTTACTGTTATGCATTTTGATAGCGCAGAAGAATGTCAACTGTGGTCTGACAAAATCTATGGCAAAGGATATAAATGTCATGTAACATATAAGTATGAAGAATTTTATTTAGAGAAACTACCATTGCAAAGACCGAGGACAGAGTATTATGGATATAAAAAAGTACAGCCATAGAATAAAAGTATTTCATGATAGATGGTTAAAGAAACCAAAAGAAGTGGAGATCACATTACCATATGTACCACAAGAGTTTACAAGACCAGATGAAGTAGTTGAATCATTCCATATTGATTGGGAAGATGAAAAGAAAAAGGGCAACAAAAAGTTGCCCTAGTTAAACAGGCAGGATATGGAGAATATCACTTATGTATCCTGTTGAACAGTAATAAACTATTTACTTTTTTAGGTCAATAGTATATAAGAACATTATGAAAGAGAGGTGTTCCATGAACAATAGAATAGGTTTTATCGGTGGCTCAGATGCTGTTCGTATTATGAATGGTGATTGGGTTAAACTATGGTCAATCAAAACTGGCAGAGAAGAGCCAGAAGATTTATCAGATAATTTTACAGTACAATCTGGTATTCACAATGAAAAATTTATATTGCATTGGTTTGAAAAGATACACAAAGAATCACTTGTAGATCATCAGAAAACATATGAGATGAACTGGAGTGGTGTTCCACTAAAGGGGACAATCGACGCCGCCACCCAAAGCAGGGCGGCGATTGTCGAAGCAAAAGAAACCTATGAATACAATAAGATGGAAGATCAGCTGGCTAGATATATGCCACAGTTGCAATTCTATATGATGATTAGCAATACACCTAGTTGTTACTTTGCTAATAAGTTTGGTAATCGTAGATGGGAATGTGTCCATGTAGCTAAGAACGGTGACTATCTTGATGCAATGAAGAACAGATTGTTTCAGTTTTGGCAGCATGTATTATCTGATACTGCCCCCCCTAATCCTGACCAGGTTGAAGTTGATACTGACAAAGTATTAATCAATCAAATGGTCAAAAGAAATGCTAATCAAAATAATTATTTTACAAGTCTTGTTGATACTTACTTCTCAACGGCAACTCAACATTCACAACACGAAGAAACAAAGAAAGAATTGAAGAGTCTTGTGGCACCAAATGAAAGAGAACTGTATTCAGATAGGCTTACATTGCGTAGAGATAAGCGTGGTTCAATAAGAATTGTTATTCATTAAGGAGAGAGAAATGGAAGATAAAATATATCAAGCACTAGCCAAAGCTAGAAAAACATTCAAGCCACTCAAGCAAAGTGGCAAAGCACAATTCGGTAAGTTTCACACACTTAAAGATATTATGGATGCAGTAGGTAAATCATTAGAAGATAATAATTTGTTGGTTATATTTCATTTAAATCATGAAACAAAAGATGTAGCTATTCCAGTAGATACATTAACTTGTAGACTTACTCATGTTGATACAAATACATCAATATCTTCTACAGTTAAACTAGATAATAACAACAAAGGTCCACAAGGAACTGGTGGTGCTATTACTTACATGAGAAGATATACACTACAAGCATTACTAAACCTAATGCCAGATGATGCCACAGAAGATGATGGTGATTGGGTATCAACTGGTAAAAAACCAAACAGACCATTTTAAAAAGGAGTGATAATGGCAGAAGAATACGATAATAAAAACAATGGAGCAGTGTTTCAACCTTTTCCAAACAATGATTTTATATTGGAGGGAAAACTTGACATTGATGGTAGTGAACATAAACTGGTAGTGATTCGAAGTACAACCAAAGGTGGCAAGGTTATGTTAAAATGTTACACAGAATTATGTGCAATGTTTGAGAATGATAACCTCAAAAGTGGATCACCAGATTACACTGGTAATTGTCATGAGAGATTTGAAATTAACACTGGAACCAAACTGCGTTTAGCCGCTTGGAAAAAACAACACAGTGGTAATAAAAATTATCTCAGCCTGCAAGTTTCTGAGAATCAGAAACAGAATAACGACCAATCAAAAAAGGAAAGTACTCCCTCAACTCCTTTGCTTGATGACGAGATTCCGTTCTAAGAGAGTCTATCCTCTCTTTCATAATAGATAGACTCAAGGGGAGTGCTGGACTACACCCTTCTAGCACTCCTTCTTTTACAAGGAGAAACAGATGAATAGATCACAATTCCTAAGAGAAGTAGGTGACACACTCACAACAAGACAACACACCTATGGACATCCAAGCGAAAACCTAAGATCAATAGCTAAATGCTGGTCAGAGTTTAAAGATGAAAAGTTTAATTATCTTGATGTTTGTATTATGATGATACTTACAAAAGCTATTAGATTAAAAGAAGATCCTTTGCATATGGATTCTTATAAAGATATAGCTGGTTATGCTGCCTTAGCAGCAGAACTTATAAGTACATTAGTTCGAAATGGGGACCATCAAGAAATGGACGACGACCTTGAGAACGACGAAGATCAATGTACGCGTTCATAGCATCTTCAGCAGTGCCTGTATAACTAGTAATACTACCTTCACTCCAAGCTGCACCCCATTTGATTGGGATGTTACCTAATTGTTTTGATGCATCTTTCATAGCATCACAAAGATCATCATAGACATTCAATTCCCAACATGGACCATTGATATAAGCCATCAGATCTACTGCATGAGAGTATCCATCTTTCTGAACAAGATGATAGCTTTTGTGTGTTTTTGATCTACCAGCTTTAACTAAAGCTTCTTGTTCTTCTTTGGTACGTTTACCAAATGTCACTCCAAAATCTACCTTAGTTAATGTTATAGCAAGCTTAACAACATCAACTAACTCTGGATGCACACCTTCTAATTTACTTAAACTTCTATCTGATAATTTATACATTTGATCTCCTAAAATTTATATTTAACATCAACACCACGAATCAAAGTGCCTCTTGGATTTAAACTAAATTTAGGTGTAATACTAAATCCAGTTCTTGTTTTTCTAAAAGCAGATAGTAACAATGGTAATTGATTACCACTATCTGCTAGAATAGGTGAGCTAGTATAAGTGTTAAACTCTTCAAACTCTTTGTCAGTAAGACCACCTAAAGGTATTGGTTCTTCTTCTATAGGTATAATAGTAGGTGTATCTAAATATCCAAAAGAAGAACTTTCATATTGTGGTTGAGTATTAGTAGTTACATTACTTATTACTGGTGATGATTCTTCTTTTTTTTCTACAGGAATACCACTACCACCTTGACCTGTACCAGTTCCTTCTGGATTTTTGTAATACTTATCCCCTACTGTACCGGGTGATTTAGTTCGATAAGTATCTTCTTGCTCTCTAAACTCTTCTTTTTGTTTAGCAGTTACTTTAGGTTTATCATCTTTAGTCGTACCATCTGGTCTTACTTTGGGTCCAGCAGTCCCAATAGATGTAGTCAGACTTTTTTTTTCTTTCTCTCTAAAGTTTTCTTTTTTATAATCTTTGACAGTTTTTTTATACTGCCTCATCTTTGCTTCTTTTTTTTCACCTGGATCAGGCATTATTTCTTACCTCCAAAAAATTTAGTTGCTGATCTTATACCAAATGATGCAGCAATCACCACACCAAAACTATATGTATACCAAGCTGGAGCTTGTTCCAATGCTTGGAATCCAGCAAATGCCATCTGTCTTGTGTCATCATTAATAAAACAAAGAAGGAATGGTATGGATAATAATATAGTAATCCACTCATCTTTCCAGCTAGATTGTGTAGCTTTGATAGCTTCTAAATCCCAGTCAATCTCACCAGTCAGTTGTTTCTTTTGTATTTCTGCTTTTACTTTTTGAGTTTGCACTTTGCCATCTACATAACTAGATGCCAATGAGCCTAAAGATTTAACGATTGTTAGTATCATTCTTTCTTTCTCCGTTCATCCAGATTCCAAAGCAACCAGTTAAAGCACCCATACAAACAGATACTAAACCACTTTGTTGTATTGTTGGATTGTCTAATGCCATATACCAATGCACACTTTGATAAGTAAGTATGGTAACAACAAGCATCATCAATCTAGGAAACACTTTATAATCATCTATAATCGTGGCTGGCATATATCCTCACTTAATAAATATCCATTTGGGTTCAAACCATGTACACCAAACATAAGACAAAAGAACAATAAAAACAAATATAATATCTTTCTCAGACATCTTGTTGTTTCTTTAACCACATTGCAAAGAAGATTAAACCTATGATTGAGCATATAAGAACAATAACAAACACACCTTCAATAATCTTTTGTTTGAGTTCTTGTCTTTTATAGATTAACTCTTGTCTTTGCTTGCGTATCTTGCCTTCCATTTTTAACAAATCATCCCAAGCTTTAACACCAAACTTAAACTTAACATACTGTTGTAATTCATATCGTTGCTTTTCCAAAGTCTTTTGAGCAACCAAACTCTTCATGGCAGCTTCTTCAACTGAGTCACCACTTAACATCTTTTTATAAAAGGGAGGATTCTTTGTAGATTTAACAGCTTGTTCTATATCAGAGCTAGCTTTCATCCATCTTGATAGATCACCAGACATACCTTCCAGATCACGACCAATAGCAAATGCTTTCTTGATGTTGTTAAATGCAGCAGTCGATAGGCTAACTGCAGTAGCTATCGACGCTGGATCAAACATTACTTTTTCTTAGATGCCATTATCTTTCTTTTAAGACTAGCTGGCAAAGTCTTTTGTTTTTTAGTAAGACCATTTTTTGCAGGTGGTCTACCTCTTTTTGAACCATAGGTTCCTTTTCCCATTGGCATAATAGTTCTCCTTTCTAACTAGCCCAAGGCATATCAGTATCTTTGATAGCCTTGTCATCAATCTGTTTTTGGATTTGTGCATTTACATGAACTTCATAATCACCAGTAACTTGTGCTTGAATCCATCCAAGAACATCTGATTCTTTTAAATTTGCTAAAGCTTTAAAATCTGATGCAGAAGTATTCACAGAAGTAAGAGGAGTAGCACCATTAAAAACACCTTCATTCCCATCACTATCTTTGCCTATCTTCTTCCATCGAGTTTGTATAACTGCATCTTTATTTGTTGCTTTATCAGAATTTATTTCATCTTTGGTTTGTATAGATGTAACTTCCCATGTGTAAGTTATACTCATTTTGTCATCTCCTTATCTAATTTTTCTGTAAAAACTTGTTTGCTTGCTAGTATTTGATCTAAAACAAACTTTGCATTGTTTTCTTTCTTTTCAATATCTACAAGTTGTGCAAACAAATACTTTTGTTGGTCAGTAAGAGATGATTGTTCATACTCTTTATCTTTCCATCTTAGCTTTAGGGGTTGTGTATTCTCTGTCATATTTTCTCCTATGAGGGTTTAGTTGGAAAATCTTCCTGTTTTAGATTTGGAAAATTCTTATGTTTAGTTAAATCACGCAAAGACTGTCTATAAACAGTATATTTATTTTTAATTGTATCTGGAACATCTGGTAA